TTGTAGCCACGCGGATTCAGGCGCATTTCGGGGCCTTTGCGTTCGTACCAGAGGTTCTTCGCGCGGTTCATGGTTGCCATGTTTTTGAATTTCAGCATGAGGAATTTATGGTCCTTGCCGCCGTCGAACCCGTACAGCGCCTTGCGTCGGATGAGCTTGCACTCTTCCACCAATATGGAATCCTCGCTGTATTTTCCGACTGCGGTTTTCAACTCGGTTATGAAGCGCGCCTTGGCATCAAACCCCCATGATTCTGGTACTTTTGCATAGAAGAAGGGCTCATAATTTGCAACACTGATGCAACACGTGCTGCCTTGTTCATTGATGCCAAACATTTGAATCACAAACCTTTTTCTGTCCTTGTTGTGTTTTTTTAAACCACCGGACCCGCTGGAACCGCTGCTGCCACTGCTGCGACTGTTGGTGCCGGGAACATCATCACGCACCTGAAAATCAAATAAACGGAAGGAATTCGGTTCTGCCATGTTGCTGAATCTGATTGATACATGAACACACATTTTGTGTTTAATTGATTTCAATTTTTATTCAAATCATTGTTGTTCTGCATGAAAATAATGAAAATAATGAAAAGCATTAGAACTATTAATGCGCAAATAATATAAAATTATAGTGTTATGTCCATATAAACACACACACACACACACACACACACACACACACACACACTATGAGCAGTTCAGCATCCATTTCTGCAGCCAAAAAACGTCGCGCCAATCAGCTTCAACCCCCCACAACTTCTCAACCAATGATACAACGACCGGGGTCTGCGCCCGCGCCTTCGCCTTCTTTAGCAAACATCACTGCCGCTCAACGCCAACAATTGATGATGCAACAACAGCAACGAATGTTGCAACAACAACAACAGCAACAACAGCAACAACAACCACAACCACACCAATCGCGACAAACCCAACCGCAGCAGCAGCAGCAACCATCTGGAAATCAAAAGGCAACAACATCCGCCAAATCGCCTGGACTAACTTGGCCAATGCCACCCATTTATCTAATGAAACAAATGGACACAATACTGTTTCAACAAAGTCAAACCATAGATGAACTTAAGAACCGTTTGAATTTCATTGAATCCGGGTCATTTCCTGATGGATTGCCCGACGGAGCACTGGAGGCTAGTTCTGGCGCAGAGTCTGGGCGCATTGGTTCCCACCTTGTTTTGGAACAAACCAAACATTCTCTCCTCACCGATGATGAGTTTGTGTCCGGAATTGTGGACAACATCATGACAAACTCGAACTTGTCTGAGATCATTGAACAAATCGACACGGTGCAAAATGAAAACCGAGAATTGCGTGAATTGCTTCACGCCCAACAAAAGACCATCAATGAAATGAACATCATGTTGCTGAAATTGATTAGTCAAGGTTTGACACAGTCTGTCTCTGCGCCTGTGGTGGCTGCGCCTGCGGTGGCTGCGCCTGTGACTGCGCCGGTGGCTGCGCCTGTGGCTGCGGCCGAAGAGGAAGAAGAAGAGGAAGAGGAAGACGAAGAAGACAACATTCATCTGGATGTGATAGACCCTGGAACCAGCATGCAATCCGTGGATTAATGGCGCACCAATGTGCCTCGTAATATTTATATGAAATTATTGTAGCATATAAATAAACATAAGCATTTAAAAAAACACTACCCAATACAATAATAGTGATAACCCCGAAATGCAATCAGTGTTTGCCGTCTTGATATTTTGCGTAATTCTCTTCTTTTATTTGCACATTTACTTCCACATGAAAACCAGCAATGATTTGGAGGTGTACGAAATAGACCAACCGTCCAAAGACAAACTGGAGGAAGTGTGTGACTTGCGACAGCCGGTGCTGTTTGACTATCCGAACGAGAGATTAATGGAATCGTGCACGTTGAATGCAATTCGTGCCGCATACGGCGCATTTGACGTGCGGCTTCGCAATGTGAAGGACGCCGCGGACGAGGCCGATGCAACCGAACCATACGTCCCGTTGACACTGCACGCCGCGGCGGAGTCGTTTCGAAGCGACAAGGAGTCGCGCTACATCAGCGAAAACAACGGCGATTTTTTGGAAGAAACCGGGCTCATTAAAACATTCAAATACAATGACGCATTTTTGCGGCCGCCGATGGTGTCCAAATGCATGTATGACGTGATGTGCGCATCCCCTGGAACCACAACCCCGCTTCGATACGACATCAACTATCGCAACTATTACCTGGTGACGCAGGGCAGCGTCAAAATGCGACTCATTGCGCCTCATGCCAGCAAGTATCTGTATCCCGTGTCCGACTACGACAATTTTGAGTTCCGTTCCCCCGTGAACCCGTGGCAAATACAGGCCGAGTATCGCGCGGATTTTGACAAAATCAAGACGATGGACGTTGAGTTGCGCGCCGGTCAAATCATTTATATACCGGCGTATTGGTGGTGCAGCATTCAGTTTCCTGAAACAATGGGTGCAGGAGCAGGGGCAGGGGCAACCATTTGCTGTTTCAAGTACCGAACGTACATGAACACCATCAGCGTGCTGGACAAGCTGTGCATGTGGCTTCTGCAACAGCAAAACGTGAAGCGCGACACGATTGAAAAAAAAATAACAGCACTTCCCCGACGCGACTCAACTTTGGTCGCGGTTCCCGCTGCTAGTGCCGCCACTGCTCATGCCGTCGATGCAGGCGGCAACAGTGGCGGCATCAGCAGTGGCGGCATCGAGCTCATCAATGCGGACACCGTTGGACTGAATGCTTCTGGCCAGAGTTAAAAATTCATCAGCAGTTATGCGTTCTTGTGCCGGCGAAAGTGCGCGCTTAAACAAGTTACGCATGGATTCATTCTGAATTTTGTCAAAGTATTCGGGATTGATGTGTCCGGTTTGTTCAAAAAAGTCGGAAGGGTAGTCTTTTGGGAAAACATACGACCGCCTAAATGCAATCATAGTGAAAAACATCAACCCCATTGACCACACGTCATGATGTTTTTGGACCTTTGTCCAATTGTATATGTCCATTTCCATGTTTTTCGACACATTTGACCCGTTTCCGGTTTCAGGTGCGCAAAATGGTCGGGTCCCTCCAGTGCCGTCACTGAAGTCGGCACTCCCAGACATTCCGAAATCCACCAAATAAAGCGAAAGCGAAGAAGGGGGGGCGCATTTCACCAACGTGTTGCCCGGTTTGATGTCTCCGTGCACAATGTTCAGGTTGTGCAAATAAGAGAGTGCTTCTGCCAGTTGAATGCACAAATGCATGAGCTGGTCATTTGTGGCATGCGGGTCTCGCTTGAACCACGAGTCCAATGTTTGAGTGTTGATCACAATCGGCTGAATGCTGTATGAAATGTGGTGAAAAATTGTGCGAATGTCGGGCGGTATTTTGAAAATGTTTTTCAGTTGCACGTTGATTGGCAACACGATGTGATGTTCCGAATCAATTCCACAACCGACCACCATGTTGGGTTTATTTTGAATTTTCATGACCCTCGAAACCACGAAATACTCCGACTGTATTTGGGAATTGTCGAACGCGTGTTCCACGCGCACCATGAAATGGGACGTTCGATGCATCCCAATGATGGAACGCATGTTGCGCCACAGGTTGTGAATCTGCGGGTGGTCGTAAATGTTGACGTCCGACACGTCAATTAGAAGTGCTGGGCGGCGCCTTGTCTTGCCAATGAAGTATGCAACATCATCCTTGCTCAATCCATATGTTCGCACCGTGGTTTTTTTAAAGTCCGAAAAAAAATACAGTTGCCGAACCATCGCAATCAGCGTGGCAACATCGTCCTTTGCGGCTGCGTTCCATTTGGCGATTACCTCCATGTCATTTTCATACATGTAATCATCATTGTCGTCATCATCGTCAATGACGCCATTGGATTTATTACCCGCAGACACACTTGCAATCACGGGCACGGGGGCGGGCACGTATGACGACGGTTTCACATCAACGTTGCCACTTGAATCGAATGCATTCATTATCCTTTTTTTAATAAATTTCCGAATGACTCTAAACATTTATCGCTATAATAATAATATAAATGGGTTTATATTGTTTATGTTTTTTGATAAAAAATATAAACACATTGCATGCTCTGCATAGTAAAGGCACACCAAACCGTAGAATGAAGTCATCAATGAATGTGGCGGCGGCGGCGGCGCCACAGGTGGACATGTCCGCACTTGAAAAAGCGCTTGAAAACGAGAACAATGCATCCGTGTCAAATTTAACCACGCGCAAAATCAATGCAGAAAAGTGGCGCCAACTGCAACAACTTGGGTTCAACCGCTCGGTGTTGGAAGATTACTTTCACAAGTTGAGAGATTATCGGCACGTGGATGATTTAAATGGGCTGCTTCACGGTTCATACATTCGATGGATTGATTTAAAAAATCCGGAAAATCTCTCTCTTGCAAGGGGCGGCATCATCTGCGACATCAAAATCGGCCAAAAAGGAGTGCAACTTTTGTGCAAAACGCACCCCAACCCCGCCATGTTTCACGTCATCATGGATGAAGCCGTCATTTTTCAGCGGCTCAGCATTCAAGAACGCGTGATTCTTGCCGCGATGGATTATTTGGATGATGCAGATGACTCTGGCAGCGACACTGACTCATCCGGATGAAGCATTGGTTTTCCGTGCTTGCGTTGCAGAGCACGGTAATCTTCGCGCGAGATTACAACAAACTCGTCGCCCTCATTGCCCTCATTGCCATCATTGCCCTCATTGCCATCATTGTTAACAACTGGGTTGCGTGTGCGCGACACAAGATAAGCAATGCCATTGTATGTTTTTACTAAACACCATGTGGTCGCCTTGAATGCAATCGTGAGCGCCAAATCTGCAATGAAGAAGAACACCATTGTCGGTAGGCTTATGCTGTCATATCAATTGGCAGATATAATATTTTTGCGCGTTTTGGCAATCAACGACGCATGTCGTCTTCGCCCGCTGGTTCCCTTGCGAGGATGGAACTGGGCCCGACCTTTACAGGACATGTCAAAGTATTTCAATCCCTTTTTTTCGACCACGCTGGAAGTGCAAAGCGCAAGTGCGTTTTGAGTTCCCACTTTTTTCTCCACGGCTTTGATGCACTTGCACAACTTGGTCGCCAGAATCTCTTCCGCCTTCCGCTTCACTTCAGCGTTGCTTAAATTGGAAGTTGGAATTTTGTAATACGAGAGAATTTTCTCATAATCCGATTTTGTCATTTTCATGTTGGACATGGTTCGTTCTGTGTCTTCACAATGGAATTTAAATTAAGT